AGGTGCATCAGGAGGATCAGGATCTGTTCGTGGTTTTAAATGGAGAGGTAAACGACCTAATCTTATAATCTGCGATGATATGGAAAATGATGAAGCTGTATCCAACGAAGAACGTAGAGATAAGTTTAGAAATTGGTTTTATGGTGCGTTAATACCAGCATTATCTGATACTGGACAGATAAGACTTGTAGGAACGGTGTTACATTTTGATAGCTTATTAGAAAGATTAATGCCCGAGACAACTGGAGATGAAGCTAAATATACAGTTAAGGAAAAACTTAAAGAGTATTCTTTAGATAAAACCAGAGCTTGGCATTCGATTAAATATAGAGCACATACTGATTTTGATGATTTTCAAGATATATTATGGCCTGAAAAATTTGATGAAAGAAGACTTAGTAAATTAAAAAATGATTTTATTAAGCAGGGTATATCGGAAGGGTATGCTCAAGAATATTTAAATTACCCAATACATGAGGGTGATGCATTTTTTAGAAAGAATGATTTTGTACCGATGGCAGAAGATGATTTTGATTTAGCTAAAGTTTATTATGCATCAATAGATTTTGCTATATCAGAAAAAGATAAAAGATCTTATTCAGTTATAACAGTAGGTGGAGTAGATCAAAGTGGTATTTTGCACATTGTGGATGTTATTAGACAGCGTATGGATGCGAAACAAATTATTGATGAAATGATGGCTGTACAAATAAGATATCAACCTGATTTATTTGTGGTTGAAGAAGGAGCACTTAAAAAAGCTATTGGACCATTTTTAAAAGATGAAATGTTAAAGACTGGAGTATTTATTAACTTACATCCAATGGTTCCTTACAGAGATAAATTATCTCGAGCTCGTGCAATACAAGGTAGAATGAGACAAGGTGGAGTTCATTTTGACAAGGAATCCGAATGGTTTCCATCTTTTGAACAAGAACTTTTAAGATTTGATAGAGGACAATATGATGACCAAGTTGACTCAATAGCTTGGTTAGGATTAGTTTTAAATCAAATGATAACAGCTCCAACCGAAGAAGAGCAAGAAGAAATGGATTGGGACGAAGAATATAATGAAACAGTGGGATCCATGCAGATGGGTAGATCACAAATAACAGGATATTAAAATTATGCCAATGTCAGAGTATTTAAAAAATTTAGTAGGTCAGACGGGCTTACTAAAAGTTATAGAAAAAGCAAAAGGTATTCCAACAAAGGAGTATGGAATGGAAAATTCCGAAGAGTGGAATTATTTCCAACAACAGGTAGATGATTATAGAGCTGGAAGGTCTGCTTACAGAGGCCAAAGAACTACTAAAGGATCTCCTACTTTTGATTTATCAGATGAAGAATATAAAGAATCATCTGGTAAACATTATAGTGGTTTATTAAATCAAATAAATGCTAACAGAGCTGAAGGAATTGGTGAATTTGGTCTTTCTACAAGAGTGGGAAGAGATGATCCATCTTTGATTAATTATAATCCAAATAAAACTAGAGGATATACTTTTAGTAGAGAAGGACGTATGGAAGAAATAGATAGCGATAGATTACCAGATTATCCAGATGTTCAACAAGAAACAACAGCTAATAGAGCATTAGCAGCATTAGATCAAGGTTTTGGAAAATTAGGAACTGCAGGAGTTCTGGCAGACAGTGTTCTTGGAGAGGACTTAAGGCAACAAATAAAATCAAAAATAGGTTCTTCTGCTCCCACGGCAATAGGTAGTAATGCGATGAACGCACTGCTTAAAAAAACTATTGGACCTGACTTTCCTGGGGCGATTAGATAATTATGACAACAGAAACTGATTTACAAGCTTTAATTACCTCAGTAAACATAGCTGAACAAATAGATGAAGATACCCTTAAAAATATGGGTAGCTCAGTTTATGATTGGTATGAGATGGATGAAAATTCTCGCGCAGAATGGATGGATAAATATGAAGATTATATGAAGTTAGCTACTCAAGTATCTTCAAATAAAAATTTCCCCTGGCCTGATGCAGCAAACGTAAAGTATCCACTATTAACTATATCAGCTTTACAATTTGCAGCACGCGCATATCAATCTCTTATTCCTAATAATAAAGTTGTAAAGACTAGGGTAATAGGAAATGATCCTGATGGATCTAAAGCTGCTCGTGCTAGACGAGTAAGTAATTATATGTCTTACCAATTATTAGAAGAAATGGATACTTGGGAAGACGAAATGGACAGAACATGTTTAATTCTGCCAATTATTGGAAATGTGTTTAAAAAGACATATTGGGATGGAACTAAAATGGTATCAACGTTAGTTCTTCCAAAAGATTTATGTGTTGATTATTATGCAAGTTCTTTAGAGGACGCAAATCGTAAGACTCATAAATTATATTATTATCCTAATGAAGTTACAAGACAGATAAGAATGGGACATTTTTTAGATGTTGATTTACCAGAAATATCTAATACTTATGAAGGAGATCATTCAGAAGCTGAAGATGAGCTTTTAGGAATAATGCCTCCTAGTAATGATGAAGCTTCACCACATGAATTTTTAGAATGCCACTGTAATTGGGATTTAGATGAAGACGGATATGAAGAACCTTATGTAATTACAGTACATAAAGATACAAAGCAAGTTGTTCGTGTTGCTGCAAGATACGACCAAACAGGAATAGATACGAACGAAAAAGGTGAAATAATTTCTATAGAGCCTGTAGAATATTTTACTAACTATGTTTTTATTAATGATCCTAATTCAGGTGTATATGGAATGGGATTTGGTAATTTATTAGGACCGCTTAATGAAGCAGCAAATACATTAATAAATCAACTTATTGACTCAGGTACACTAGATAATTTACAATCAGGATTTTTAGCTAAGGGTATTAAAATACCAAATGGTAACACCCCTCTTAAACCTGGAGAGTGGAGATATGTTAATACAATCGGCGATGACTTAAGAAAAGGTATTGTACCTCTTCCTACAAAGCAACCATCAACTGTATTATTTCAATTACTTAGTATGATGATATCAAGTGGGCAACAACTTAGTTCAGTAACTGATTTAATGACTGGAGAAAACCCAGGTCAAAACCAACCTTGGTCTACTACGTCAGAAGTATTAAAACAAGGATTACAAGTATTCTCTAGTATTTATAAAAGAATACATCGTTCAATGAAACGAGAATTTAAAAAGATATATAGATTAAATATGTTATATCTTGAAGATGAAAAGTATTTTGCAGTACTAGATCCTACTGGTCCAGAAGATCAAACGGCTACTATTGGTAAAGCTGATTTTGAGGATGAAGCAATGGATATTGTTCCAAACAGTGACCCAACAAATATATCTAATGCTGAAAAGTTAGCTAAGGCTGAATCATTAATGCAATTGTTACAGTTAGGTTCAGTTAATCCACAAGTTGCTACTAAACGTATACTTGAAGCACAAGACCAAGAAAATATAGCAGAATTAATGCAGATGCCTGAGCCGAAACCTGATTTTGATCAACAAATCAAAATGCAAGAGATGCAAATAGCACAGGCAGAACAAGAAATTACAAAAGTTAAAGTTCAATATCAAGCAGCTAGAGATGAGGCAAATGCCACTTTGACTATGGCTAAAGCACAATCAGAAGTTGAAAGAGTTGAATTAGAAAAATTAAAATTACAATTTGATGCTGAAGTAGAACAAATTAAATTAGAATTAGAATCTCGTGGCAAAGATATGGATGTTCAACTGCAGGAATTAAAAATTGTTCAAGAGCAAATAAAAGCACAAGCGCAAGCTAATAAAGAGCAAGAAAGTACACCTAGTTAACCTAATAGAGGAGAAGAGATATGAGCGGAGATAGATACGCTTGGAAAGGAATGGTTTACACGCAAGAGTTAGTAAACTATTTAAAGGCAGCAAAACAAGAGTTACAAGATTTATATGCTAAAGGCGCATTTTGTGGAGATACTATGGATACCACAGCAATGACCCACGTAGAAATAATTGGAAGATGTAAACTCATAGATGCTGTACTAGAAGCAGTAAATGAAGGAATTCCTTCAATTGGTCAAGAAGAGGAAGATCTTAAAATAGATCAACCAACAGAGGATTACAAAGATGCTTAAGGCTTTAGGATATAGATTATTAATTAAGCCTGATGAAGTAGAAACATCTCACGAAGTAAAAGGAACGGATATAAAAATTGCTATTGCTGTAGATGAGAGGTTGTATAAAGCAACAATGTCAACTGGAACAGTTATAGATGTCGGTCCCTTAGCTTGGGTAGATTATAATAAAAATTCTATTTTAAAGTCTCCTTGGGTAAAAGTTGGAGATAAAATTCTTTATTCAAGATACGGGGGAAAATTAATACAAGACCCTGAAACTAAAGAAGAGTTTATTATATTAGACGATGGAGATGTTCTTTGTAAGATCATAGACAAGGAGCAAAAAGAAAATGAGTGATTTTATAGCACAGTATGATGATAATGAGACTAAACCTAGCGAAACTAAATCGCAAGATAAGGTTGAAAAAAAAGTAGAAGTAGCTGCACCAATGGATGAAAGTGATGTAATTGAAGCTGAGAAAAAGGCTGAAGTTGAAGTACCTACTGAAGATCCTATAGAAGGAGCAGCAAGAGGACAAGGATGGGTTCCACAAGAAGAGTGGGATGGAGATCCTACACAGTGGAGAGATGCACAAGTCTTTTTAGAAAGAGGAGAGTATTTCAAAACTATGGGTACCCAGAGAAAGCAGATAGATAAACTAAATACTATTGTAGAAAAAATGGCTAATATACAAGCCGCAACTAGAGAAGATGAAAGACAAAAAGTTTTAAAAGAACTTTCTACCGAAAAAGTATCTGCTATGGAAGAGGGTGAATTTGAAAGAGTAACTACTATAGATAATGAGATGAGTAAAATCAGAAATGAGCCAGCAATGACTGTTCCAACAATAGTTGGTACTGATAATGTTGAAGGCCAGACTGAACAAAAATATACTCAAGATCAAATAGCTGATTATATAGATAATAATTCGTGGTATCGTACTAATTCCGATATGCGTCAATATGCTGATTCAGTTGCGGTTGGGTTTAGAAGCAATAATCCTAATACTACAATTGATGATGTTCTTGAATACACGGATAAGGAAGTAAAAATTCGTTATCCTGAACAATTCGGAAAACAAGTGCCGAGCGCATCACCTGTTGCATCTACGAGACGAACCACAAAGCCTGGCCCGAATGGGGCTCAAAAGAAAAAAACACTGGATGATCTTCCTGCGAGTTCGCGGGATATGTATGCTCAGATTGGACAGTCGTTTGTCGATGCTGGAGCTGTCGACTCTATAGATGAATACGTAGACGAGCTTGAAAAAATAGGAGAGTTATAGAAATGACTACTAAAACAAGCAAAATAGAAAAAAATCTAGATCGCCCAACGCGAATACCTATGGCACAGGCCAGACAGGTTTTAAATGTTGAAGATGTACCTGATAACTTAGTTGCCAGGTGGGTTTTAGACACTAAAAACAGATGTCAAGTGTTTCAGAGTGCTGGTTATCAATTTATAACTGATAAAGGTTTAACCGTGGGAGACAAAAAAGTTGATGGATCAAAAGCAACGGGAAGCGTTGTCTGTAAAGTCGGTAATTCGACTGGTGAGATGCTCTACCTAATGGCTATTGACCGAACATTCTATGAAGAAGATAAAGCTTCTAAACAAGCGAAGATCGACTCCGTAGAAGAAGAACTATACGCGCAGACTAATAAAGAAGGTCATTACGGAAACTTAGATTTAAGTCGTAAGTAATGATTTTTTCACAAGGAAGCGCATAATTTTAATTTTAAGGAGTAAATTATTATGGCAAATGTCGACAGACCTACTGGCTTTAGACCAGTTAGATACTTAGACGGAAGTCCTTACATGGGCGCAGCCAACTTATATTTCTCAGACAGTGACAATCTTTTCATGGGAGATCTTGTAATACAAGATACAGCAGGAACCCAATATACCAAATCTAATGGTATATATGGAACTGTTAACCGCGCTACAGCGGTAACTGATTTGATTGTCGGAGTTGTAGTGGGATGGTATCCTGACCCTGATAATCTTGGTCGTTTACATCACGCTTCATCTACAAGTATTCCACTATTAGTGGCACCTATTGACGGTCTAGTATTAGAATGTCAATCAGACGATGCTACTATGGTACAAGCAGACGTTGGCCTTAATGTCGACGCAACCTTTACCGCTGGAACTACTGCTACGGGATCATCTAACATGGAAATAGACGGAGATACAGCAGCTACAACCGCTGGATTACAATTCCGTATTTTATCTATGGTAGATAGAACCGATGGAGACAATTCTGATTCTGTTGCTAATCAACGATTCTTGGTCAAGTGTAATCAAAGCGCTTGGGCAGATCAAATCGCTGGCGTTTAATTTAAGGAGAAATTATAAATGGCTACTATTACAACTGGTTCTTTTGCGAAAGCCCTATGGCCTGGCGTGAACTCGTGGTATGGTAAATCCTATAATGAACATACAGTTGAGTGGAGTAACCTATTTGATTCTTTTAATTCTAGCAAGAATTATGAAGAAGATATGGGCATTACCTCTTTCGGGCTAGCTACAGCTAAACCTGAAGGAACGGCAATATCTTATGATGAAGAGCGTCAAGGCTTTCTCACAAGATACACTCACGTTGTGTACGCTAACGGTTTTATCGTAACTAGAGAAATGGTCGAAGACGACCTTTACAGCGTTGTTGCACAGAAACGTGCAAAAGGCTTGGCTTACTCAATGAGACAAACCAAAGAAAATGTTGCTGCTAATGTATATAATCGAGCTTTTAATAACTCGTTTACTGGCGGTGACGGACTAGAACTATGCTCTACTGCTCACGTTAACGTGGCTGGTGGAACATGGCAAAACGAACTAACGACCGCAGCTGATTTATCAGAAGCAGCGTTAGAACAAGCGTGTATTGATATTGGTAAATATACGGATGACCGAGGTTTAAAAATCTCAGTTATGCCTATATCACTAAATAT